GACTCTGCTTAGTCTCATCCCCAACGATGTGACTGCTTCGACAAAAACCGGCTCCGCTGTTGACCTTCAAGATCTTGAGGGCGATATGGAGTGCATCCTTGACGCTGAGGCTGGCGGCGGTTCCGTTACCTATGCTGTCAAGCTGACTGAATCCGACACATCTGGCGGCACCTACACTGATGTTGCTAGCGGCGCATTCACCACTACGGCTGCTAACACTGCTTCAGTGCAAAAGCTGACCGTTAACACTGATGAAATGAAGCGTTTCATCAAGGTGGTTGTGACTGTTGCTGGCGGCGAAGGCACTGGCGCTGTGAGCGTAACCGCCTTGGGACAACCCAAGTACGGCTGATTTTATCGCCCCCCTTTTGGGGGGCTTTTCTCATGGCTTTCGCTGAAGATCTAAGTGTATTTTTGGATAGCGCAGGGTTCGCCGTCTCAGTAACTGCTGGTGGTGTGACTGCGTCGGGAATTCTCGACATGCCATCAGAAATCATTGCTGATGGCGTGGTGTTAACTACGGACTATAAGTTGACGTGTGAGGCGTCGAAGTTTGGCGGTTTGCTTCATGGGGACTCCATGACGGTGGACGGGACCAATTACACTGTGAGAAACACGGGGCTAATTGACGACGGCTCTCTTTGCGAAATCATGCTTCAGAAGGTCTAGTCATGACGGCAATCATTGGGTACTACTCCAACAACGAGAAGAATGTTCACCAGTGGGACGCTTTGGTCGCCGACGGGGAGACGCCTGCCTTGAAGGTCAACGCGATTTCGTTTACGTTTGTTGACAAAATTGTTGGCAGCAATATAACAGTGGTGCATCAAGGATCTCTGAACGGAACTGATTGGTTCGATCTTGAGTCTCATTCTCACAACGAAGCAGGCGTCGATTATCATTCCTATCCCAATGTGCCTTTGTTATATGTCAGGGCGAAGGCAACTAGCATCGGCACGGGCGAAAGCTTCACTGGCTCTGTGATGTGTAACTGATGGCCACTAAACGCGAACAGATTCTTGCTCAGGTCGCGTCATCGCTTGCCAGTACGGCTGGCGTTAGTGGCAGAGTTTATAGGTCTAGAGCTACTGCAGTCGCTAGGGCTGAATCGCCTGCGATTATTATTGAGCCCGTGACCGACACTGTTCAGCAGATTACATCACTGCCAAAGCTCGATCACACGCTGCGCGTAAGAATCGTGGTTGTCGTAAGGTCTTCGACACCAGACACTGAAGCTGACTCCGTTATTGAGTCAATGCACTCTCTGCTTATGGCTGATCTGACTGTTGGCGGCTTGGCTATAGATATACAGCCTTCTTTGACAAACTTCGATTATTTAGACGCGGATCAGCCCGCAGGCGTCTACAGCAACGAATATGATATCCTTTATCGCACTTCCGTCTCCGACCTGAGCGCCGGGTGATGATTAAGCAGCCTCGCAGATTATCATGATTGATGAGTACAGCGGTCAAGGTGGGTCGTATTTTCTCGATCCAGAAACCGGCAAACGCACTCTGATCAAGCGCACACTTCCCGCCGACACCCCAATCAAAGATGGCACTTCTTCTTCGGAAACGACTTATTCTGATCGAAACAGAATCGACCTACGGGACCGACCCGACTCCCGACGGAGCGGATGCGGTTTTAGTGAGAGATTTGAGCATCACTCCATTGCAGAGTGATGTAGTCAGCCGTGATTTGATCCGTCCCTATTTGGGCGCGTCCGAGCAGCTTCTCGCCAACACTCGCGTTGAGTGTACGTTCAGCGTTGAGCTTGCTGGTTCAGGCACTGCTGGCACTGCACCTCAGTACGGCAAAGCTCTTTTGGCTTGCGGCATGGATGATGTTGTTGTTGCAGATACCAGCGTCACCTACACACCGCTCTCCAGCAGCTTTGGCTCTGCGACCATCCACTACAACGTCGATGGCCTCCGCCACAAAGTCACTGGCTGCCGTGGCACTTTCTCGATCAGCGCCAATGTTGGAGAGATCCCAACAATTGATTTCACCTTCACCGGCATCTACAACACCCCCGACGATTCGGCCCTGCCGGTCGTAACCTACGCCAACCAAGAAACCCCCCTGGTGTTCAAGAACGGCAACACTGATACGTTCCAGTTGCTGTCCTTCGCAGGTAGCCTTCAGTCGCTCACGTTTGATGTCGGGAACACTGTCGTCTACCGCGAATTGATTGGCGGCAGCAAAGAAGTGCTGATGACGGATCGGGCTTCTAACGGCACCGTGGTGATGGAAGCTGTTTCGATCGCTCAGAAGGACTACTTCACCGCTGCGCTAACGGATGGCACGCTGGGCAACTTGACGTTCCAGCATGGCACCACCGCCGGGAACATCGTTGATTTCGCGTCCACCCGAGTTGATATCGGTGATGTGTCCTATAGCGACCAAGACGGCATCGCGATGTTTAACATTCCTTACACCACTATTCCCTCGACTGCCGGCAACGACGAGTTCAGCTTGGTCTATACTTGATCGGAAGGAGGCACCAAGGGGCCGCGTTGCGGCCCCTTTTTTATTGCTGTATAGTATGCAGGAATCAAATTGTTCGTATGGCTTTCATCCGCAAAAAAGTTAAGACTTTTAAGTGGCCTGTAAAGGTAGAGGAGCCCGCTGACGGCGGCGTGTTTGAAGAGTCTACTTTTGACGCTGTTTTTAAGCGCGTTCCTCGTTCTGAATTCCAGAAGTTAGCCGACAAAGGTGAAGAAGAGTTGCTAAAGGCTGTTTTGGCTGGCTGGGAGGGCATCGAGGATGAAGAAGGCAAGCAAGTGCCATTTTCAATGGCAGCGATGAAAGAGTTTTCTGATGACTCCTATTGGCTTCGCGGTGTCCTGAACGCTTACACTGAGACCTTTGAGGGTGCGAAGCTGGGAAACTAAGAGCCGCCGCTAAATATTGGGTAAGCGGTGGCAAGAGAGTCGATGATAAAAGCGCAGAGGACGCTGCAGCTTTTGGCTTAGAGCTGCAGCGCAAGAAAGAAACGTCTTCTGACCATTTTGAAGTGTGGGAGGATAACTGGGAGACCGTCCTAATGTTTTTGCGGATGGCTACGCAATGGAATGTCACAATGGGCGGATACGTTGGCCTGAAGTACGAGGTGCTGGTTGGTGCAGGGGGGTTGATGTCCTTGTATGATGTAGATAATCCACGCGAGATGCTTGAGGGCATTCGAGAAATGGAATCTGTGGCACTCGCTGAATTGAATAAGAGAGATGGCAAATAAGACTGTTTCAAGTATAATTATTGCGCTTGAAACAAAAGGCGCGGAAAGGATTGGCGGCCTCAAAAGCTCGCTGCGTGAATTAGGCAAAGCTTCTACTTTAAGCGGCAAAGAACTTGCCCAGTTAAGAAAAGATATTCTTGAGGTTGGCGAGGGCTTAAGCGACTCCGAGCAGGCGATCAAGGGCCAGATATCTGCCTTAGAAGGCTTGCAAAAGCAGGTCAGCCAATCGGGCTTCATTTATTCCGATTTAAACAAAGACATTGAAAGATTAAAGGCTGGGCTTAACGGCTCCACTCCCGCGATTGACGCTCAGCGCAAATCAATACTTGAGCTAGCCGGGGCTGCTGGCGCCACATCGAATCAGCTCGCTTCGGCGGTTCAAAACCTTTCTGCCCTTAGGAATGAGACCAGGCTTGACTCTGCTGCGTTTAACGCTCTTGGCAAGGATATTGTCGCCCTTAATGAAAAAATTGCAAGCCTTGCCGAACAAACAACAAAAACTGCAAGCGAGAACAGAGCTGCCGCTGCTTCTGTAAATGCAGTTCTTGCTAAATACGAGGCATCTGCTCAAAGCCAAGCGAAGCTTGCTGCCGATAGAGAGAAAACAGTCAGGGACGAAGTCGTTGCGCTTTCTAGCAAGAAAAAGGTCACCGATGATCTTATAAAAAAAGAAAATCAGCTAACCGCTGCGATTGCGAGAAGGAAGCAGCTCTCCGTCCAAGAGGGGGCGAGGGAGGCGAGAAGAAGGGTCAGGGCTGGTGCGCAGATTTACACTGGCGCCACCGAGCTTGGGCCAGTCGACGCTTTTGACCAAAGACTAGGAGATTTGCCTCAAACAACAGCCGCATTTTCTCAAAGGCTTTCCGAGCTTCAAGATCGGCTTGTAAATACAGTCCGTGGTGGAGAACAGTATATTGCGGTCGCGCTTAGGATCGCCCAGGTCCAGCGAGAGGCAACAAAAGCAGCCCAAGGTCTTGGCGCCGCTCTGCTTAGCGATTTAAGCAGTGGGGTCGCAGCAAAGAGCCAAAAGAATCTGCGAGAAGTTATTGGCCAGCTTCAGGCAGAAATGTCTGAATTGAATACCGAAACTGCAGAGGGGTCGGCTAAATATGCGGAAAACGCGAGGCAGGTAAATAATCTTCAGAAAGAGCTTGACCAAATTGCTAATAGTTATCGCAATGTCTCTGATATGACGCGACGGGCGATATCTTCTCAGGTCGACTATGGGGCTGTTGCTCGCAAGATGTTCTTGGAGCGTGACCGGCCTGGGTACAAGACTCCGGCTGAAATAAGAGGCAGCGAATTTCTTGAAAGGGTAAACGCAGAAAGCCAAGCCATGCGGCAAACGCTTGCGCTCCCCGCCGCTGGCCAGACCTCGGCCCCTGGCACAGGCGCTGAAAGAAGCGGCATGGCGCGAGGGCCGTTGCCATACGCTACTGATGCTCAAGGCAGGCGCGTGCTTAAGGCAGGCGCAGCTGAGGTCACTTTCCGCGAACCAGTTGCGGCATCCTTTTATCCTCCCTTGGCGGGGAGAGCAAAAGCACGTCAGGAGAGTCTGCCAGCCGCTGAAGTGGGTGTCGCGCCAAATGTTGGCCTTAGCAATAAAGCTATTGAAGCACAAGCTTCTGCGTTGCAAAAGGCTGCTCAAGCATATGGACCCTATAACCGCGCTATCAGGCAAGCCAGGGCGGCGAATAATGGAAGTATAACCTCTATAAATAAATTAAAAAATGCTTTAATCGCGAAAAGAAACGAGTTGCCGACAACTTCTGCCGCTTTCAAGCGGCTGTCTAAAGAGATCGAGGATTTAGATAGAAAGACGCAAAAGGCAGGCGCCCGCCGTCGCATGTCCCCCATGCAAATGACGCAAGCTGCTGGCGCCGCGATTTCTGGGGGCATTTTTGGCGGCCCTGAAGGCTTCCTTGGCGGCGTTATTGGCTCAATCGGCGGCGTTGGCGGTGCATTCGCTGGCGCAGCTGTTGGTGCGCAAGTCGGCGGGCTTCGCCGCCAGATGGGAGAATTCGCAGATTATTCAGCGCAAATTGATAGGCTGAAGATTGCTTTGAAAGGCATTACAGAGATTCAAGGCGACGCTTCTCTAAGCCAAGCAAATTATTCTCAGGCTCTGGCTGCAGCTGCTAAAGCAACAGCGGACCTTAACATCCCGCAAGAAGTGGCGATTCAAGGGATGACTCGCCTCACTGCTGCGGTGAAAGGCGCTGGCGGCGGAGTCACTGACGCTGAACTGGCGTTCAAGAATATTAATTCTGCAATCATTGCGACAGGTGGAGGGGCCGAAGAAGTTCAAGGCGCTATAACGGCCTTAGTGCAAATTTTCAGCAAAGGGAAGGTTTCTGCAGAAGAAATTAATCAAATCGCTGAGCGATTGCCCGGCACGTTTAATAAAATTGCACAGGCTTCTGGCAGAACTGGGCCTGAGCTGACAAAAGCCTTAGAGCAAGGCGAGGTCGGCCTGAACGACCTGATGAAGTTTCTTGTTCAATTAGGGGACGAATACAACGATCTTGCGTTACAGCTTGCGGAATCTTCACAAAGCGCAGGTGCTCGAATGGAAAGAGCGTTTGACAAAATGCGCAAAGACGTAGGTGAGGCGCTGCAGCCTCTTGGCGCTGAGTTCCAAAATGCATTTAAGGAATTTATTGTAGAAATTACACCGTCTCTAGTGTCAGCTGCTAAGTCTGTGAGCGAGGCTTTGCAATTTATACTCCAAAACAGAGATGTTATCGGTATGCTGGCGTCCACTGCTTTAAAGTTCGCTGCGGTAAATCTGGCTATAAAAGGTTTTATTGCTTTAAAGGGGCCGGTCGTGGCAATGTTTGCATTATTGCGCAGCGGCTTTAAGGCTACTTCTCAAAACGCTGTTATGGCACAAACAAAATTGGTCGCTTTCGGCAAAACTGTAAAGCTTATGGCGGCATCTTTGGCGGCGCCAATTGTTATTACTTTCGCCATAGTTGGCGCAGAGCTAGTAATTTCTTATTTTAACAGAATCAAAAAGGCTAAGGCTGACCTAGATGCAACGGCTAGTAAGCCCCAAGGCGAGGCGTTCTTTAGGTCTATCGGGGGGACCGCAGCGACAAAGCGAACTCTGCAAAGAAACATAAACGATATAATGAAAAATCTCGACATACTCAGAGATCGAGTTAAGGATACGAAGAAAGAGCTTAAAGCCCTTGATGATACGAGTACCACGATGTATGGAGGAGGCGGTGGTGGGGTTGTTGGGGGAGCTGCTGAAATATCTCGCCAAGACTTAAAAGCTCGGCTGAAAGCAGACGAAGCAGAAATAAAAAGACTTACCTTGAATTATAGAACAATAATCGACAGGCTTTTGGAAGCGCCCGATGTCGCAAGCCCTAAAGTAACAGATTT